CCCTCACTGTGAGTTGCACGGGCTGCCAGGCGCAGAGCGTCACGGCTATCCAGTGGACGATCACGCTACCCGCGGGTGTCTCGCTGGGCGCACCTGTCGCGGCTAGTGCGTGGGCTGCTGCTGGCAATATCGCGTATTGCAATCCGGCCAACGGGACGTGCATTGTCGCCGGCGGAACCGCTGTGGTGGCGGATGGTGCCGTCGCGACAATTCCGCTCACGTTTGCGACCGCGGGGAGCGATTCACTGGCGCTCAGCGGGTTATTCGCGGCGGCTGAGATCAGTGGCGCCGGGGTGAACGTGAACGGCATGACATCCGGCAGTCCGGCAGCGATCAAAGTCCTGAGCCCATGCGATCTCAATAGCGACGGCGTGGTGAACACCGCGGACGTGCAGATCATGATCAATGCCGCGCTTGGGATAACGGCTTGCCCAATCAGCGGGATCACCTGCAATCTGGTCGCAGTGATTAACGAGATCATCGCGGCGAATGGCGGCGCGTGCAAGAATTGAGTTGGCGCTCGGCGGCGAATTACATCGAGAATCCATACACGCGCACCGTGCCGCTGGCGATATTACCGCTGCTGTCGAAGAGCTTGAAGGCGTTGATCGCGCTCCCGCCAGAATAGGCCCCCCGCGTCTCGATCCCCTGGAAAAGCGAGCCCGAAGTCTCGTAGGTGAGGGAGGCGACGATACGCGGATACGGCGCCGTGCTGGCCGGCAGTACGAGCCTGCACGGGCCACAAACGCCGTAGTCGCCGCTGTTGCTCAGTCCATCTGAGGTAGAGCTCAAATCGAACTGAGTGGAGACTCCTCCGCTTACTCCCGCGCCTCCGGAGTTCCATCGCGTGGCAGCGGTATTATAATTACTGCCGGTGTCGTAGGTGCTCCCGCCGTCGCTCGATACCTGCATGCTGAGAATCCCGCCAGATGTGGCGCTCACCAGTCCGAGAAACTCAATCAAATAATCGTCATAGCTGCTGCTGTACCAACCATCGAAAACCAGACTAGCGGAAGCCGATGCAGTGTGCTCCTCAAGCAACACGAGCGCGCCGCCTCCCCCTCCGCCGCCACCTGTCGCCACTTGCACCCAGGCCGAACCGGTATCGTAGTAGGCGTTGCCTGCGTTCGCACCGGTGGAGACGAAGAACAGTCTGCCCGGTATGCCCGCGGTTGGCAGGTTGGAGTAGATATCGTAGATCGTCACGCTTGCGAGAGTACTCATAGGTTCCTCAGTTGGGCACACCGACGACGGTTACAATGTCGCCGATGGCAAAAATGAAATTGGAATTTCCATCCGTCAGTGATTCGGAGTGCGTGTCGGTAGCCGGCGTTATCCAACTATCGTCGTAATCGGTGCTGCTGTTCTTCGTCAACACCTGTCCGGCTGTTCCGCCAGCCGGGACGAACTGACCGACCACGCCCGCCACAGCGTTGCCGCTGGCGTCGTACTGCAGCGGATCGCCAGTCGCGCCAGCTGACCCGCTCGCGCACTGCATCTGCTCCGTGTTGCCGGTCTTTGTCCCGACTTTAATGTCCCCGCCGCCAGTGCCGAATACCGGCTCGTTGAGCGTCAGTGCTCCGGTGGAATGAGTCACCGTCCCCTGTGGGTTGGCCTGCACGATAGTGGTCTGCGCGGGTGGCGCGCTCCCTGGGTTTGCGTCAAACGAAACGCTGACATAGGCCATCTCCGTGCCGCCGGCCAGCGCCAGCGAGCTAGTGAAGCTGCCAGCACCGGGAGACGCCACGGCGGCGGCCTCGGTTTCGACCCCCGTGTATCCTGCGAGAATCTCTGGTGCAGTCACTGTAGGAACCCCGGAAAGGGCGTTATTGGCGAACGCTGTCACCACTACGTTGCCAATCTTCCCTATCGTGATCGCGGGAGGCGTGTCGAGATTTCCGCCTGTGGTATCAATCGGCCCTAATGGGTTAATGCCGCCGATGGTTCCCATAACAAGTCCACGCGGCGGGTCAATACTTACAAGCAAGGCGCCGGGCGCAGCGGCAGCGCTTGCGAACGTGTACCACAGGCTAATCGACGGAGGGAAAATTCCGGTGTACCCTTGATGTGCGGCCAGCACGTAGGTGTTGCTTTGACTGTCAGTAGGCTGCGTTTCCGTCGAATTCTGTGCGACAAATAGCAAGTCCCCGATATTGACATTCTGCGGAAAAGCGAGAGGCGGTGGATTGATCCCAATGCCATCGCCCGCAAACCCAGCCACGTAGTTGCCCGGCACGGTCGTACTCTGTCCCGTGATCGGCGTCGATGGAGTGATGAGGGTGAGCGTGGCCTGATCGCGATTGATAAATTGCGTCAAGGCGGTCAGTGCATTGCCAATGTTGGCGCCGCCGAACGCTGTGTACTGCCACATAATCACGCCATCTATCGTGGTCATCTGGACGGTGGCGATCAGGTAATCGCCGCTGGGGATTCCAGCTTCGGGTAGCGCGATGGACTGGAGTTGCCCCGTCGCGAGCCCCGGTCGCAGCGTGTAGAGTTGGCAGGTGGTCGCTGGCTCGCCGTACTCGATCTCGTAAGCGGTCGCGAACGCCAACAGATCGGCCGGCAGAATCGGCTGGGTGATCTGGTCTGAGTACTCGTAAGTGGCAGATGTTCCCTCGATGGCCTGAAGCTGCTGGAGACTCGCGACGTTCGGCGCTTGCGCCACGGCTGGCGACAGCGGAGTGTATGTCACATTCAGCGTGTCGGAAGGAGCCAACACCGTGCCGCCGCTGTCCTGCGTGAGTACCGCAGACCCCTGCGACCAATACCAGTCCACGCCGGTGTCGACGCCGAGTACACCGACAGTCTGGCTCCCGGCGTTCAGCGTGATCGTGGGAGCCGCGCCGACGGGTTCCGGCAGGTTGAACGTCACCGCCGTGCCGTTGCCGGTTACAATCGCCTGGAGCGTGTTGAGCAGCGTCTGAGTGCCGATGATGTAGACGGTGTTCGCCATCTGGTTGTGAGTTGCGGTAACCGACTGCTGGTACGGCGTTTCGCCCGCCAGGAGATCATCGCCGCTCGTGATATTCCACGGCGCCAAAACAGCCGTGCGGGTCGCGAGAATGAACGTGCGCCAGGCATCGGTCGTCCAATACCAAGCTGTATCGTCAGTGGAGACCAATCCGACGATCTGATCGAGGAGTTGCCCGATGTTGGCGCCGACCGCGCACGCGAGGGTAATATCCGGCGCCGTCGAGACGCTGACCGCCACGCCGTCATCGCTGACGTAGTCCAGCACGACCTGGCGAAAGACCTGGTCTCCCGCGACTGAGGTAAACGTCTGCGGATTCGCCGGAGGTACCACGCGGCGGCGCGCGAGGCCGCTCCATGACACGCACTGCGCCGACCAGGAGTACGGCACGCCAGTCACACCAGGCATGCTCGAGGTCGTCAATGAGTCGATGTAGCCGCCGAAGACTTCCAACGCGCCGTCGGTCGGATCCGTGCGCGTGAGGTACACCGGCTGGCCCAACAGGATCGGTCCGAATCGGTCCACGTAAGGATTGTCCTCGTCGCCGAGAGTGTTGAACGTGCTGAATTGCATCGTGTCGTTCGTCCCGGGCGCGATTGACGAATTGAACTGGAATTGCAAGGGCAAGGTGGTGGCGACATCGGAGGCGATGGGGCACGGGCGGTACAGGATGACGGTCGCAAACCCCGAGTTGTAGATGCTCGTGTCGGGCGCAGCGGTAAGGGTGACTTCGGTCGGCGACACGTACGCCGCGACGGTGGTGTGGAACATCCCCCCCTGCACGAAATACACCGGCGGCATGTCGGCGTCCACCGGGCCACCGCCGACGATAGCAATCGGCATTCCGACGTCTGACGGGTCGAACGTGATCGACGGGCGCGGATTGTAGACCGTGCCGAATGCCATGTCGGTCAGGCTGGTGCTGCTGGCTACCGCGCGGCCAGTTCCGCAGATGCCCAAATACAGGGTAAGAGACTGCGAATTGGGAACTGGAACGTAGCTCAAAATCGCGCCCCCTGCGCTCTCAGATTTGCCACCAGAGTCGAACTCACCACGGCACTAATCTGCGCCGTCATGGCCGCCGTGTTGATACCGATGGCCCCGCGTGCGTCGACATTGATCGTAACCTGCTGTGCGCTGCTGTTCGTCCCGGTGCTTGTGGGCCCAGGCGCAAACGGATTATAGCCGGGTACTGAGTTGATCGGCGTCGACACCGGAGGAGCGGTAGGTCCTTGCGGGTTGCCCGTGCCGGATCCGGTCACCATGATGACGCCCCCTACGCTGGACGCGGTGCCGGATCCGCCCGTTGCCGTTGCCAGCGGTTGCGAACTCACTGTCGATCCGGTCGCGATCTTCTCCACGAGGCCCGCGACGGCTTCGGCAATCTGTTGAGTCGCCGTCGTCGATGCCGCGACCGCAGTGGCCAAATTGAGCAGGCTTTGGCCATTGCTCGCGAGCTCCTGCACCGCACCCCCCACCGCGCCTGTCACTGACGAGAGATCCCCAGATCCTGCGGTAGAGTTCACGGTGTTGCTGACCGTCTCGGTAATCGCGCTGACCGTCCCGCCGCCGCCAGAACTCGCGGCTCCAGTCGTCACTGCCCACACTTCGCCAACCGCCTGGTGCGCCGTGACGGCCTGATAGCTGCCGCCATCTATCGCCGAGGTGCCGCCGCCGCTCGATCCGCCAACGCTCGTCGTGCCGGCGGTTGACCCCGTGGAGACGGTACCCGTGGTCGTGGTTGTCGTGCCGCCAAGTGTGCCGCTGACAATGATCGGCGATTGTGCGCCGCCCGTGCTGCCCGATGCGCCGCTCGATGCTGTGCTGGATGCTCCGCTGGATGCTCCGCTGGCCGCAGTCACCGCCGTAGGCGTGTAGTTGTCGTTGTAGCCGAGCTCGTTGTACGATGCCTCGACCTGCTGCGCGTACGCGAGCCCCTTCCACGCAACTAGATCGTCAAACTGCGCCTGCGTGAGATTCGGCGTGTACGTCGCCGACTCGATAGGTTGCCCAAAAGAGCCGATGCCAATCTGGCTGACTTTCCAACCCGGCCCACCGCTGTTGTATCCGCCGCCCGCGTTCGCGCCGCCACTCGCCGCCGATGTGGCCCCACTCAAGCCACTGACTGCGGATGCGATATCGCTCTCGACTTGCTGCACGGCTGTCGCGACCGATTGCAGTTGGGTGACGTTGGCTGCGAGGGCCGTCGTGGCTGTGTCGACGCTGGCTGTGAGATTAGGATAGGCAGCGCTCAGCGAATCCACTAAAGTCGTCCCTTGCCCTGTCGCGGTGTTGAGCTCGGTCTGCGCGGTTGCGAGCGCCTTCTGCGCGCTCTGCACTTGGGCGTAGGTCGCGGTGCCATTCTGGTAGGCCGTGGTGAGGTCATTGACCTTCGCCTGTGCCGCGGCAACGGCGACGGTCGCCAGCGAGTACGCATCCGTCGCGCCTTGCAGCCCCGTGTTGAGGACCGCCATTTCCTGGTCGAGCGCGACTTGTGCATTCAACTGCTGAGTGAGGGCTTTCTCATATTGCTGCCCGACGTTGGCACCCGCCTGCATTTGCGCGCCAAGATCCGCTACTTTGGCCGATGCCTCGGTGAGCGCCGAGCGCAGCCCGGCAAGGGGCCCGCTCGATAACGTCGTCATGATGACGCCGAAATTCGGCATCGTGGATTGCAGTGCTTCGATGGTCGTGTCGAGACCGGTGAATCCGGCGACTGTCGGGCCGAGGTCCTGATAGAGATTCTGAAGTCCAGCCAAGACTTGGGCTTGCGACGGGACGATGGCGGCCATGTACTGCGCGTAGTTTTCGGCAGTCGTGTTTAGCCCTGTCAGTTCCTTTTGCGATGCGGCGTAAGCGGCCTGGAGGTTATTTTCGGCCGCGAGAACCTGCGCGCGACTTGCCGTGCCGGCGGCGTACGCGGCGTTCGTGTCGTCGAGCGCGGCCTTGAGCAGATCGAGCTTCGCAACAGATTGATTGTACGCGTTCGTCGCCAGGTCCACGGCCGCGGTCGCATCAGCCTGCTCGTTAGCCTGCTCTTGTTGTGCCGAGACGACGAATCCGGTCTGAGCCGCCAGTGTCGTGGCCGCCGCCGTGATCGCGTCCATGGAGCCGGGGACTGGAGCGAGAGAGACGCCGGCGGCTGTCGCAGCGGAAGCCATTTCCTGATGCGCCTTGGCGACTTCCTCAGCGCTGGCAACCAACCCGTTGTAGATCGGCGTGCCCGTCAGCATGGACTGATTAAGGGCGTTGAAGGTGTTCCGCGCCTGGTCGAATTTGGTCTGCGCGACGGCGACCGATGTGACCACCTTATCAACCGATTGCTGCAACGGGGTGAGCCCACCATTCAGGCCCTGCGTTGCGGATGCGGCGTCCTTCATCGATGCCGCGAGCGCGTCGGTGGCAGTCTTTGACTGAGTGGCAGCGGTTTGGAGCTTATTCAATTCAGCGGTCTGCGCCGCCGTCATCTGTGTCGCGCCAGGGATCACGCCGGTCAACAGCTGCACGCCATCTGTCAGCAGATTGATGTATTGCAGGGTGACTTTAATCGGATCTGAGTTTCCGACGGCGGTGCTGAACAGAGCCCATGCCGCTTGTGCGCGGTTCGTTGGGTCGACGACGTTAGCGGCCTCAGACCCGAGTTGCTCAATCGCAGGGATCGCGGTGCTGGCAATATTTTGACCTAGGGCCGCCGCAGTCCCGGTGACATTAACGAACGTGTCTTTGAGATCTCCGAAGTGAGCGGCTAAGATCACTACGGCAGCGGCTACGGGCAGTGCTACTGCCGATACTCCAGCCAGCCCTCCGGCCAGTCCAGCAGTCCCCACTGCTTCAGTAGCCCCAATCGCTGCTCCTTCGGCCACTTCTGCCCCCGCAGTGACCTCTCCCAGCCCCGCCACTGCGGTTTCACTGGCCCCCAGTCCGAGCAGCGTGGCAGCCTCAGCCAGTCCGTTTATCCCAATAGCCGCCGCCGCAGCAATGCCTGTCAGCGGAATGGCGGCGGCAACAAGCAACGCAACAGCGACGGCAGCGTCCTTGACCGGGCCTGGGAGCGCATTGAAGTCGCTCACCATCTCTTGGATGAATGGCAGGATATCTGTCTTGGTGAATTGCAGCAGGTCCGAGATTACAGGCAGAATTGCCTGCCCAACCTGCACCATGATGCCTTCCCAGGCGTTTGCAAGCTGCTGCCACTGGCCGCCGAAGGTCTGCTCTGCAACCTCTTGCGCGGTCCCGCCGAGACTCGATAGCGCGGCATTAAAGACATCGACTTGCGTGGCTTGATCCGGCAGGGCTTTGACCATGCTCGCGACGGTGGACGCTGTTGCATCAGCGCCTGGCACGACTTGGTTAAAGGCATCCGCCAAGCCTGAGAGCGAAATACCCATGTTTAAAAGAGCTCTCGCAGACACCGTGCCGGAACTTGCCATCCGGTCGAACATGCTAGCCGCGGAGTCGATATCGGTGCCCATCAGGGCGGCACCATTCGCGATCAGCCCAAGTTCACCCACCACGTCAGCAGATGGTCCGAGTATCTGCTGCATGCGCGTGGCGGCCGTCAATAGCGACGGCATCGACAGACCGTCAGCCATGCCCAACTGCTCCAGGCCTTGAATGGTCGTCTCGGCCTGCTCGCCGCTGCCGGTGATGGTCGTCAGCGCGATTGACGCGTGAGTGATGGCGTCGGCGGCGTCGAGCGCCTCCGTGCCGAGTTCCTTCAGCCCTTCGGTAATGACGAGCGCTTCGCCGACCGCCGTCAGTTGCTCTGCCAGTCCCGATAGGCCGCCGCCGGCTTCTTCCGCCGCGCTGCCGGCCGACGACGCCGATTCTGCGAAGCTGTCGAGTCCGTCGCCCGCTCCGTCCGCAGCCGGCCCGATGGGGTCGAGCGCCGCAGTGACGACGTCAGCGGCGTCGGAGATGGACGAGACGCCATCGTTGAATGCACCAGCGACTGCCTCGCCAGCCGCCTCCGCGTCGGACTGCGCCTGCGAGTAGCTGGCCTTGAGTTCCGAGTAATCCCCGGTGATGGATACGCCAATAGCGCCGATAATCTCTTCGCTCGCGTCAGCCATTTCGGGACTCCTTCCGTTCAGGAATGTTACTTACGACGTGGAGGCCGCTCGCGCGCACCTTCTCAGCCTGTCGGGCATATGCGCGGATGAACGCCTGTTGAATGTATTGGCGACCATTCTCGAGATTCTCTTTCTGCTCTTTGGTGTACATGGGGATGTTGCGCGCACGGCACCATTCACGTTTGAGCGCCGTGAACTCCACATGCGTCAGCAGCCAAAAGGGAATCTCTGAGCGTCCGAGTCCGTCGCTTGACGTCCCGAAGGCCCAGAGATTGAGGAAATATTCATCCGAAAATGGCAGCGGCTCTACGCCATCAGCGCGTTGCCGATCCTGGCCGCTTCCGTCTGTACTGGAGGAACCGCCGCCAGCTTCTTCCGCCGCTCCTCCGCGGCTTTTTTTAGCGCCTCGGTTACGGCGGTTTCGACCTCCGCAAAGTCGACGATCTGAGTGGCCCAATAGTCAGCGGTTGGAACCGACTCGAGTTCCAGGGTCTGACACGACTTGTCCAGGAAGTTTTCCGCTACCATGCACGAGAACAGAATCACGTAGTTCTCGACGCACTTCAGATTCGGCGGCGCGGTCTTAGTGTGCGGCGGCAGAGTCGGTGCGAGTGCTTCGCCCAACTGCACGGGTTCGATGCCACGACGGCGCAAGAGGAACTGCGCCGCGAGAGAGAAACGCACGGTGAGATCTTTGTGCTCACCGACGGTGATGGTCGGGTATTTAATGCCGGTCATCTGGTCAGCTCCTTACGTGGGACCAGCGCCATAGACGGGCGTGATCGAACCGTCGATAGCGATAGTGCAGCCGGACGCCATCAGCGCCTTGCCGATGCTCGCGTCAATCGGGAACTTGCTCAAGTACCCGTTGAACAGCAACTGACAGTTGTCGGTGCCGGACGCGAGCACGACTTTCCACTGCTGGAGCACGGGCGGCGCCGCGATGACCAGATTGAACAGGCCCTCGTCCTGCGTGCTGGACGGCTCGTAATACAGGTCGAACGTCATGTCGCCGGGGTTCAGCAGCGTGGCGAGTTTGCGGTGCGCCGTGCTGGTCTGGTTGGATACGTCGACGACATCAATCGCGATGCCGCCAAACTTGACGTTGCCGATACGTGCCTGAAGCACGTAAGTGGGAGGCGACGTTGGGCCGCCGAGATACAACTGGCTGTTGAAAGATGCGATTGCCGGAAGTGCTAATGAACTCATTGGTGTTCTCCTAAGTGTTCACGTTGTTGAAGATGCGATAGGTGAGAATTTCCACCCACGCGGGTTGTGGCTGAACCTCATAGTCGAGGCGTGCTTGTTGCGAGAGTTTGAAATTGGCGGCAGCGCCGCCGGTGGCGAATCCATTCGACGGAAACCATACCGTCACGAGATAGTTAGCGAGTGCCTGCGCGACCAGCGAATCGAGGTCGCGACACTCGATCTGCATCATGACTCCGTCAAGTGCTAACGGGCCGCTCTGCACGTACGGTAGCACGTCCGAGACTTGTCGAGTGACGACACACGAACTCCTGTAGATGAACCCCTTCGGTAGTTGAATTGGGAACCAACAGAACACCGCGGACTGCTGAAGATACCCTTGCAGCGTCGTGTCGACTTTGGCGGCGTTGAACAGTTTGGCTTGCAGAGGGGTGAAGCTCATGACACGAACTCCCATCCTACTTCCGTGTTATCGGTCATCCCGAGAAGTGCCCACGCCTTACCCCCGAGGTCGATGCCGCTGCCATTCGTGTTCGATTGCAATTCAGCCGCCGGGCGTGCGCCGCCGAAAACATAATCGTTATCGTTGGTGTGCCACGGCCCGACGTCGAGCACCTGCGCAATACATCGCGCATTGTTCAGCGGGTTCCACAGCCGGACGAAAGAGCCGAGCGCCTTCTCCGAAGGCAACGCGACGAAGCACACGACGAGATCGATCACATAGCCAGAGGCCGTGGCCTTTCCGACCAATCCCTCGTTCGTGGCTTTGACGGTTATCACAAGGTCACCAGCTTGCAAGTGACGCGCGTCATCTGAGACTGGCTGTCGCTTTCCACGCCACTGATCTGGTACTGAAACCCATCGATCAGCGCGATCCAGGCGCCCTTACCATCAGGATTCTCACCGCGCCATCCAGCATCGAGCAGTGGATACCATGCGTCGAGCAGCACGTGGTGTGTTTCGGACCCGCGGATCTCGTCCAGTTCGCGCATTTCGGTCGCGACGATACTGCCTGAACTCTCCGGCGGCGCGGTGCACGGGATGTCGATCAGCCCAGCCACGTTGGTGTACGCGAACTCGATTCCGCCCTGCGCGTCCTGCAGCGGGACAGGCTCCTGCGCGGTGAATAGCGAGACGAACAACCCCGTTCCGATGGCGGCTGGCATCACGCCGGAAATCGCGAGAGTGATTGCAGCCTGGTTCATGATTGCGTAATCACCCTCTGTTGCTTGAGCACTTCAGTGAGTAGCGAAACAATCTGCCCGGCCTCTACCGTCGAATGCTCCATCGATGCAAGCCGCGACACCACGTCGGCGAGCACCTGCGCCACGCGTTCATTCGTGTTGCTCTGATTTTCCAACTGATTAGCAACGTTCACGTTGACCTGGCTCTGCACGCCCATGAATTCCTTTAGCATGACAATCAGGTCCATTACCTGTTTGTCGATAGCCTCTTCTTTGGCGAGCCGCTTTGAGTCGGACCCTTCGAGCCGCGTGATGTTGGCTTTCATTTGGATGATCACGGCAGTAACCGTGACGACGCTCCCTAGGATAGATATAAGCCCGACGCAACAAGCGATAACTACCTGCCATGTCATCACCACGAGCCTCCGGTCTGCCGCTGTAGTTGCGCAATCCAGCGGTCGCGGAACGCCCAAACGGTGTTGCACTGCTCGTAGATAGCGAACGCCCCCGAGTTGTCGTCCATGTCGAGATAGCGCTGCGCGGTGTCCTGGAGCGCCTTCGCGGCAGCCGCGGGGGACAACTTCACATCGAGCAGTCCGACGACATTCGCAAGCCGCGCAGAGTTGCCCGCGAGAGAGTTGAGCGCCAGGGCCGCAGCGCGAAGGAAGTTGCTGGGGGTCTGCGGTAAGTTGAGCGCTCCGTTTTGATAGGAGTAGAACATCGACGATTGCCACATCGCCTGGTTGATCTGCATGAATCCGTTGATCTCTTCGTCGGAAAAGATCGGGCTCGATTCCGAGGTGTCTGGGACTAAGAGGCGTACGAAAAACACCGGCGTTCCAGGAATATATGACCAACTCATCAGAATCCGTCTTCTCGCCTGAAATCTAAAAAACCGCCGCCCACCCTCCTCAGAGTGATGCGGCGGCTTCTTTTTTGCCGTCCCCCGGTGTGCCGGGTCCATTCCGCCCCAGTGGCGAACTACGATCCGCTCCCGTTGGAACCCACCCAGCTTCTGCCGTCAATTGGCGATCCGCCCATCACGCCCATGATCTTGAGGTTCTGATTGTTGCTCCAGAAATTGCCCATGGTGGGGTCGGGGCCGCCGCCCATGCGTTGGGTCGTCGGAATCTCGCTGAAAAGCTGTGGCTCCTTGAATCCAGTCAATGCGCCCCATTCGACGCCGGGCCGCTCCTGAGACTTCGGATCGCAGACCAAGAACCAGGAGTGCGGATTGTTCGTCGCGACCAAAGTCAGGTACGGGTCATAGATCAGCGTAAGATTTTCCATGGCCCAGTTTTTGACACGCAGCAACTGGCCGATGGTATTGGAAGTGGATGTTCCCGCGCTACCGCCCTGGTTCGATTGGAGGGTTTCGAGGGAGTTCGCCATACTCTTCGCGATGCCGTAGTCGCTCGCGCCGTACACGAGATACATCGGGGCGCCGATCATGATCGGATCACCGGTCGCGTCCAACTGGCCGGCCAGAATGGTGTAGGCGTCGACGATGGCCTGCATGCTGAGACGAGGATTACTTACGGTGGCGCCGTTCGCAGTGGTCAACTGATTGTGGTAGCCCGACTGAAACAGAGGATTAGCGCTCGGGGTCGAAGTGTTCGGCCCGTTGATGTCGCAATACAGGCTGGTGATGAACTTGGCAATACCGCGGTTGCCCTTGATGGCCAAGCGCTTTGGCACATCGCGGAAGATGCCCAGATCGTCGCCAACGAACGCCGCCCAGTTGATGCTAGCGGAAGACTGATACAGCAGCGGCGAGTACGTCACTGCCGCGGTGCTGGTGGCCGATGTCGGCGGAATCGCTCCGTTCTGCGGGGCGGGTCCTAACATCGCCTGCTGCGGAGGCGGTGCGCCAGGATCGCTGCCGGTGTACGGCGTCACGAGGCCGTCGTACATATAGCGCTTGACCTGCCGGAAGTCGCGCAGATCCTTGTCCATGACCAGCGGCATATTGGTGATGGGCCACGCCGCGAAGTTGCTGTAGTACAGCCGGTCGAGCACGTCGGCGTACAGCGCCTGATAGTCGGTGACCGCCATCGTTTCGCGCAAGGACATCTGACGTCCCTGGTTGCTGTAGTAGGCGGGGTAGGTCTGGCGCATGTGCTCGACAAGCACCGGATTGCGCGGATTCAGCGCCTCACGCCAGAACACGGGATCGAGCTTGCCGCTTATGACATCGCTCAGGACTCGCGCGGCCTCGTTGACGCGCCGGTTGTGCTGCGCGTTCGACTTCTGCGCGGCAAGCTGATATCCCCGCAGGTGAGGGGTCAGCGCGTCCGTCGACCAGTCTGCAAGCTGGCCGGCGAACTCCATGGCGCCACCGTTGCGTGGCATCCCTCCGAACTGATCGGTACCGGGGGTAAATTCGGGTGCTCCAATTTTCAGCGGCATTTTATGCGTCTCCAAATCGAATGCCGGTCGCGGTGTTGGTCGCGCCGGATGTCACGCCGGGTCCGGTCTCGTCGATGCGACCAAACGGCGTGTCGGTGGTCGTGCCGGTGATCAGCAGACCGGTTGTTACGTTCGTGGTCGCGTCGAGAGTTCCGCTGGCATACAGCGAAGCGCCAGGTCCGAGTGCCTCTGGGGTGAATGGCGAGTGTGTCGAGGAACCTACCACGGTGCCAGTAAACGTGCCGCTGAAATAGAACACCGCGCCGCCGCTGTTGCTCTGGTAGTCATTGAGCGCACAAGCAGGCGCGGTGCCAACGAGCACGAGGTCGCCGCTCTTGACTGTGGACGGGCAAATGACGAATCTTGCGTTCGTCGGCGCTCCCATGTACAGTTGATCTTTCACGTTAGTTCACCCGCCCCTTCACCGCGCGGTCGAGCACCTTGGCGTCGGCGTTGCCGCCCAGCAAGCCGGCCCACGATTCACGCACGGAAACCTCTTCAGCCTTCTGCTGATCGGTGACGCGCTGCCGGTCGGCCTCGGTGAGTTCCACCGGAGCGCCCGCGCCCATGCCGACCACGAGTCTGCTAGTCCCCATCGCGGCGCCGAATCGGGTAAGTTCTGCGCTGACCGACTCGCGGAACTTGGTCGCGTCCAGGGCCCCGTCGGTATTCATCGGCAGGTCCTTCGCCAGCACGGTGTCCATGATGTACTCGCGCTGGGCTTCGTTGATCGACACGCCGCTGAGGATTCGTGCGCCCTCGGTGATTGCATCGCGGCGCAATTCCTTTTTGACCAGCGACTCTAAAAGCCGCTTCTCGTTTGCTTCCATGACGTCTCCTCTGGCGCCTGGCGCCGATTCCTGCAAAAACAAACCGCCCGCGCCGGCTCGCGTAACCATGTCGCAGCCATCCGCACGAGTGAACTTTTCGAGTACCGGCAAACCGCCGCGCATCACAGGTCGGCCAGCTTCCACGAGCGCGCGCCCGTTTGCCACGATCGACACGCCGGCGTACTGTCCCTTTTCCTGGATCGTCTGCGCGTGATCGCTGAAAGGCTTAATGTCGGAGTAGATGCCGGGGCCCTGATCTTTGCCGCCGCTCATGTAGCTTTCAAGCCACACGCCGTCACTTCCGAGTACCGCACCCCAATCCTTGACGCTACCCTCAGGGCGCGCAGCCTCTTCGGCCTTCGTCGGATGGTCGATGCGCATCGGCAGGCCAGCGTAAAAGATCTTGTCCGCGACGGCCTGCTTGAGAGCCGATTCGGTGTAGTACGCGCTGGAGCCAGGCCCAGGCGCGATGATCTTGATTTTCTTGCCGGCCGCGAACGTCTCGCGCAGTTCCATGTCCACCGAGAACGCGCAGGATTCCTTGACCTTGATGTCGCCCGCGGCGTCCGCTGAAGCCGACTCTTTCGTGTCGGTGTCGTCCTGCCAGGCTTTCGGCAGTTCGCTCGCCCAGCCCTTTGCCTTCGCGATGCGGATGATGTTCGCCTTGATCGTGTTGGTCGAGTTGTTGTCGCTGCCGGCGCGTCCGATGCTCGCAGCCGCAGCCGCGACGTCCTCTTTTTTCAGGATCGGGAAACTTTTGCCCTTGCCAGCGAAGTCACCGGATCCGGCCGCATCCCGTTCTTTCTTCGAGACGAACCGCTCGCACAGGGGAATCGCGCCCTTGCTGTACAACCTGGCCGCTTCCATCGCCGCGTATGCGCCGCCTTCGTCCGGTTGCTCCTCGTAGGTCATGCGCGGCGCGACCTTGACGGCCTTCGAGGTGTCAACGGTGTAATCGGTGTCGCTCGAATCGGTGCCCTTGGAGTACGGCGCCTTCATCGTGTTGGACTCGCCATTGCCGCTGCACTGGTAGATGCAATCGCCGTCGTCCTCATCGCCCGTGTGGTCGATGTAATTGCCGTACGAGGGGGTGCCTTCGTGCGCCTTGGACACGCCATCTTGCAGCTTAGATCGGAGTTCGTTCGACGAAAGGGATTCGGCGGCCTCTTGAAGTCTTTGCGCCAAAACCAGATAGCCCGCGCGGAGGATGCTCACGCCGCCGATAATAAATCGAATGTACTCAATCGCGCAAGAAAAGAGCCGGATGTTTTTTAAAACACCATTGCGCTATGATGTTTGGGCATATGGCAGATATCGCCGAGAAGGCTTGCTCGAAATGCGGGAAACCGCGCGAAGGAAAAGACCGGTACTGCAAAGAATGTCGCGCCACCTACAACCAGGACTATGGCGCTCGCGACGAGTGGCAGGCTGAGCGCCGCGGCATTCTGCGCGGCATTCTCGGCATGCGCCAGCACGTCGCCGATTACTTCCGCCAGTGGCCTGGTCGCCCGTTCATGGGCGCCGAGGTGGCGTCGGTGATCGACTCGCTGCCGGGGCCGGCGGTGGCCGACGAGAGTCCGAAGGAACGCTAGGGAGAGTCAGGCGGGCCGTCCCGTGCGTTACTGGAGATAGAAATTGGGGATTCCATTCGTGCTGTAGGCTGTGCTCGCCAGGGACACGGCGCAGGTGCCGCTTAGTACGCCGCTAGCCGATGTACACCCAGTCATATTGCCGTTGTAGAAAGGCCCCAGCATCGTAGCGTAATTACAGTATATTTTGCCAGTTGTTGCAGCTCCGGTGAAAATGAGGATATACGTCCCTGGAGAAAGAGTCACGGTACCCTCGCTACAGGTGTTTGTCCAGACCGTATTTGCTGTTGGAATATTCGTGCCGGTCGTCGGATGGCAGAGAATGGTGCCGCTCGTGTTGATTATCGCTAGAGAATATAGATTGCCCCCATCGGTAGTCTGCGATACTGCAAAGATTGCCCCGAACGAAACTGATACATCCAACGTAAACCCCCACCCGTTAACATGATTGGCACCGCTATTGGGTGTGTTGCTGCCGCCCTGCCATGTGCTCATATATCGGGTGATTACGGTGGCCGTCGGGAGTGCGCCCCCATCTTGAATTTGATTTCCCGTGCCCGAAAATTGCGCGATATGATTCGACGTAATAGAGCCAGTGGAATAGTTAGCATTGCAGGTCGAACCGAGTGTGCAGGTCGCTCCGTTGACGGTGGTCGCTGGGTTAGACAGCATCGCGTTTGTGACGCTGCCACATGTCGGAACGCCGGACGAACTGATCGACGTGACCACCTGGTTCGTGCACGTGCCGCCCGGCGTCGAGCCGTTGATCTTCGTGCAGGTGATGGCACCCGTGGCCGTATTCGCAGTGCAATCGCCAGAGAGAGTGAATCCGCCGAATGTGGACGAGCCCGCGTTAAATTGGATTTGCCCCGTCGTGCCCCCAGGGTTGGCGCCGCCGCCGCTGCCGTTGAGCTTCGTCCAGGTGCCCGCATCGCATCCCCAGAGGTTGCCGCTCGTGGCGTTCCATCGCAATGACGCCCCGGTGGAGCACGCGCCGGACGGATCGACGGACACAAACTGTATCGGGCTCTGCGGCGGTAGCGGCTGCGCGAACGCGCCGGCCGAGAATGCCAGGAAGATTAGCAGGCGTCGCATTACGTGGCCCTCGACACACTCAACGTGTCGCCGGTCTTGATCAGCACGTAGACGTTCCGGAAATCGTACCGGTCGGTGGCGAACGCAATCGGCGGCGCGAATTGCCCGTTGTTCGGAGTGCCGATGGGGATTCCGTTTGTCGCGCTGATCGTGCTCGGTCCCATGCGACTGGTGCCTGTGCTGGCGAGCATCACAAGCTGATACCACTTCGTGTCCCAGTTTGCCTGGACTTGGAGCACACCGCCGATCTTGAGCAGCGTGATGAGTTGGACAACGGTGCCACCGCCCACGATGTCGTCGTACGTGAGAATTTCCATGCCCGAATGGTACACTGATTTCCATGGTGACCACAACCCTGGGATCGCAAGGGTGGCCGTGGCTTGAATCTGGCCACCCTCCAGGGGATCTGGCAACCGGCGTGCACATCCCCGTGCATGACTAACGAATTCCTGCAAGCGCTGCGCGTCCAAGCTGACGGGCTGCGCACCAAGATTAGCCACGCGTACCACGCGACCGGCAACGCCACCCCACGGACCACGGGACAAGCACCGTTCCCCCAGCCTAACCCTGCCAAGGGCGAGTCCTTCCCCGTGCCGCCGCTCGATCCGAGCCAGCCTGCGCGACTCCCGCAGACTCCCTACGGCGCGATAGATCTTGCCGATCTCGATGCACATTCTGCCCGCCTGGTGGCCATGATCGACGCCGAGATCAAGCGCGGCCCCAATAGCCAAGAGAACGAACTGCGCATGCTGGATCGCCGCCCGCTGCTCGGTGAAACTCAACAGCAGACCGAGTTCCGCCTGAAGGCGCAAGACTACGACAACCCGCTGGTGGCGAGGACTGTCTAAATGGCATTCGTCGCGGTGTTGGCCCTGGTGCTGCTGCTGATCGCAGCGCTAGGGCAGTCGTGGTGGTGGCGCGCCGGGGAGCTGTGGTACGGTGGCGCCGCGTTCGCGTGGGGATGTTTCTTCCTCGCCGCGTACCTCACGTGGCCGACGGTTTCCCGGTTGCTGTAACGAAGGGAAGCCCGGTGTCTGAGGAATTCCACCGCAGGTCCACCGGGCTCCTCACTACGCCGTTTGAAAAAGGTTAAGGGAAACCGCTAGAATCTTACCATGAATCTGCGCGCAACGCCCACATTTCGAGCGGGCAGTTTTTCTCGTCTCGAAGCGCTCCTCATCCCCAAGCTGACCGTCGGTGCGCAGAACGCGGCGTCCGCGGTGCTCGAGATCTCGCAGCAGCGGGTACCGGTGAAGACCGGGGAGCTCAAGGCCAGCGGAGGAACGTCGGTCGAATGGACGGGGACGCGCGTCTCCGGCAACGTGACATACAGCGCGCCTTACGCGGCGTATGTGGAATTCGGCATTCGCCAGCGCGGCGCGGCGGGTGAGTGGGCTGGGCCGTACAGCTACAGCGAGGGAAATGGGTTTGCCGGCTTCGGCTACATGCGCGGGGCTCTCGACATCGGCCGGCCGCAGATCATCACGGCGTTTCAGGCCGCACTGGGAGTTTAAGCCTGGTCAGGAAGCAGGAAGCACGGGGTTGCCCAATCTAAATGCGCGGCGCCCGCAGTGTTGAGATTGAGAGCGTTTAAAAGCGCCGAACCCGCATCCCCGTAAGGCTCGACTGCCGTGATTTTGACGAACTTATCGCCGCGCTGATGATAGGGAGTCGCTGCAGCTAGGTAGAACTCGGTACCCGCGGCCAGGTCGCCGAAGTGAAATTCACGTACCTTCTTTGTCACGCTCGCGCGCGCCGCTTCGTGCTGATCCGTTTTGTGTTTCATCTTTCCTCACTCCTCTTCGTCTTCAGAGCCGCTGGGTTTTCTGAAGTTCACGACGCATTGGCAGTTCGGGTGAGCCGTCGGCGCGTCATCACCGCTCGGGAAGTCATCGTCAATGTCGATCCATCCAGCCGCCTCGTTGTCTTCGCAGACTGGGCACGGGTCGCCCGATTCGGTCTCCCAGGCGTGCTCATCGTAAAGCAGATCGAGTGCCGTCTCGCGCCGGCCAGCGTTGTATGCGTCGGCGGCCTCAGTTTGCGCAATCAACCCGGCGCGCGTCTCACTGAAGTCGTCGAACGTCTCAGTGATCGCTGACACGATGTCGTTGTAGCTGCCGCCCTTGTCCCACGCCGTCGCGATGGAGTCCTGTAGCCGCTCGATACTGGTCTGATTCAAGCCTCCCGTGAGTTTCGTCAGGCTGTGCTTGCGCAAGTACTCCCCTGCCAGGTCCGCGCCGGTCGTGCCGCCGAGAGATTCCGCCGCCGCGGTAATCAGATCGGAGATGGCCGAATCGTACTCGCTGGTTTCGCCGGCGCTCGCGGAGAACGTCAGCGGGTGGAGCGATGTCGGCACCAGGGCGCGCGCGAAGGTCTTGCCGCCCTGCGAGGATTCTCGGAATTCCCGCCTGTCAGTGTAACCGCTGTGCGTAACATCGGGACCGACAGGGGGAATTCCACGAGGGTTTTCGAGGCCCCCGCTCGCGCGATTCCCGATTTCCTCCCGTGCGCCGTGGCTGGCCATGTCACAGCCCTTTGGACTCGACACGCCGGGTTGACTCCGGACGACTACGGACTCCATTATTGCACTCTTTGGCGGGTGCAAGATAAGCTGGCGCTTGATCTTCGGCTTTACCGCCGCCAGCGCCGTCTTGCGCTGCCGCTCGAAGTAGTGCGCGATCACGGCCTTGATGCGCTTGCGGGCCGGCGCGACATTCCGGGAGTGACGCGGGTGCTTCAGGCCCTTCGGAGCGGTCGCTTCGAGCAGCGCGGACAGGTCGTTCGCGGCGGATGTGATAGCGTGGAGGCTCATTTTCCCATCCGATGCACCGCGAACAGCGGCACGATGCGCCAATGCCTGGAGGGTCCGACCATCACCGGCTTGAAGTTCGTTCCGCATGCCGAGCACTCGAAGTGTTCGGCATTCGACGGCGCCCCACCGAAGAAACTCGTGAGTTGACGACGGCAGCACTTGTCCGCGTCCTCGTCGATCACGTTAAGCGGGCCGGGTGTCTCCACGGCCAGTGGAGCGGCCCGCTCTGGTTTGCTCTGGCTATCTTCCGCGTTACCTCCTTTCGTGATCAGAATTGCGGTGCATAAACCTAACCGCGGCAGCGTATGGCCCTTCGTCTCCGAGACGGAAAGAATGCACCATTCCGCAGCTGTGACGCTTGGATGCGCATATAGCGAGCCGTCCTTGTAGCGCACCAGCAGCACGCGTTCCTCTTCCAGGTACCCGATGGCCGCGATGTGCGAGGAGTCTACTGGTGTGAGTTTCATATGCGGGTGGCTCTGAAGAACGAACTGTAATTGCTCACGACCATCTTTTGGAACGCGTAGTTTTTGACCTTTCCGTCAATCACCTGTCCGACACCGCATGGCCCGACGAACCCACTGGGGGACTTGCCTCCGAACCAAGACACCTTGATGAACACTGCTCCGTTGTGAAATTGCGACTCCGTAACGATGCCAAGCAAGCTTCCGATTTCGTCGGTACCTTCAGGAGGGTACGTGGTCACTGTCGCGCCGAGCGCCGAGGTGGCCATAGTTTTCAGAGCCCCCTTGGAGTAACGACGTCCGCAGCTGTTCACGCTGCCGTCCGCTACTAGTATCCATTCGTTGACGCCGCCAGGACGACTTATTTCCGCTATTGCCACTGCCGCGGTCGCAATCGCTCCGGCCGCGATCACTCCAAATGTTCGTCGTTTCATCGCTGCACTCCAGTCTTCTAATCTCCAAGTTTCAATCTGCACCTTCCTTGTCGTAAATGCTGCCAGTGCGCACGATGGATAGTACTGAGCATTCCATCGTGCCTTCTTCCTTCAGCGGTCCTGTCACGATTTCTCCGTCCCATTCTCGGATATCTCCAGTGCGGGACACCAAGCGGAACGTTTGCATTACGGGAATCGCGAACAGTTCCGCGAACGCTGGCTCGGGAGTGGATGTGAAATCCCAACTGATGTCCATCTAATCTCCGATGTGCGCTTCGATAGCGTTGGCCAGCCGCGCGAAAGCCTCTTTCACTTTCGGCGCGGGCGTCTGCTGGTTCTGGTTCTGAGTCGCCGTCGCCATCGTAGCTTGCACATCTGCCGGGGTCGGCTGCACTCCCGGAACGGGTGGGGTTTTCGGTATCGGAGGCGGCAGCACTTCCTTGGTGCGGTCGGGGTCGTACTTGTCTTTACCGGTTGACGGATACATTTTCTCGACGAGTTCCTCTGCATTTTCGATGCCCAGTTGCTGCATCAGCCACAGCACGCCTGTCTTCTCGTCGACGCCGACAATCTGGCCGCCTTTATTGTCCAACGTCATGGCCTCGACCCCAGCCTTAACCAACGCAGCCATGTCGCCCTCGCGAATGGCCGGGAAGTTTACGCGGACCTCGATGTCAGTCGCGGCCTTCTTGCTCGCCTCGCGGAATACCCAATGTCTCGCACCTGTCTGGGTGCTCTTGATCTGACGCGGCGCCGCTATGATGCGCACGTCGCCCGGGAGCGCGGCGGCCTCCCGCAGTTTGCCGCTGGGCGCCGTGAGCGAGCGCTTGAGCATGAAGCCCACAATGACTGTGAGATCCTCGATCCACTCTTCCTGGATGCTGAGGAACACCGTTTCGGTCGGCCGGTCTAAGCTCATTGCGGTCGCAAGGTTGCCGGTGCTGACGTCGCCGAGGAATGTTTCTGGCATCCCGACAGTCGCACAGCACATCAACACATACCGCCGCACGTCCTCGGGGCTGAATGTTGCACCCTGAACCTTGAAGGCGTCCATCGACGTGCCGGGTCCGCTGACCCACGTGGCACCGGCTACCGCCGGCGGGTTCGTGTCGTAGATCGGACTGCCGGGTCCCACCTGCGTTTCCAGTTGTTGTTTAATTCCTTCAATGGCCTGCTGACCGCCTTTAGTCGAAATCTTCGTCGCGAACTGCGAGAGAGACTGCCGGACGGACGCGCACGCCTCCAAAAATCGCCGAGATTCCTTGGCCCAGTCCACCATCGGATAGACTGGCGGGCAGCCGAAAAGCCACTTGCCTACCGTGCCGATTTTGCGATGGTACACCGGCGCGTCCCACATGACCGGGTACCCCTTGATGGATTCCGGTTTCACCGTCGGCTCGTAGTCGATGGCCGGGTACCACGCCTGCATGGTCGTGGTGGCCTGCGATGCACTCACAGCATCGTGCGCCCGCTGCGTCCAGATGCGCTGGTAGTACTGCGGCACGTCGGCGTCGTCTGGATCGGTCCAGATGTCCTGAATCTCGGTCGCATCGATGGTGCGAATATCGCACTCGCCGGTGGCCTTGTCCGGGAAGAACACCCAGAACAGATTGCCGTCGGTGTCCTTCGACCGCTGCTGCGCGGTGAGTGCCACGTGCCCCAGCACTTTCTGATTGCGACGGATGAAATCCTGAATCGCATCGTTCGCTGTCTCGTCGTCGGTGGTGACGTCGAAGCCGCGGGCGAACACGTACTCCGCGCGAACGTTCACCAGGCGCCGCACGATCGGATTTTTTATCCAGTACAGCCGGCAGATGAGAATAATCTGCTGAATCCCCCAGCGCGTGAACTCCAGCCACGAGTAGTTGATTTCCCGCTGCCAGTTCACGTTCTGCAGGAGCAACTCGTACATGCCGTAGGCGCCGAGCGGCGAGACGTCGCCCACCGGCCCGGCCTCTTTCAGTCCCAGCGATTCCGCCAAACGCACGGGCAGGCGCACGGTCGGGGCCGCGCCGCCAATCTCCGCGCCGACTTGCCACGGGCCAGCGCCACACATCGCGTTGGCCTCGACGATCTCGGCAATGTAGCGCTGGTGCTGTTCAAATCGCTGCGCGTCACGGGCCTGCTTGTCGTCGGCAATGTCCACCAGGGCGCGGTTGATCTCGCGTTGATCCTGAAGCCGGCGGTGCTCGCGTTGCAGGTCGTTTTCGAGGTGCTTGGCTTCGGACAGTGCGGTCGCGATGATGGCGGTAGGCTTCGGCTTTCGGATGCGGTCGATCAGGCTGCGGAGTCGTGCTCTCATGTGGCTGAGTTTAGCGCAAGCGTGTGGTTGTGGGGGAATTTCTCTCGCTCATGGCAGTGGACTCCTCGTGTCTTTCCAGCACAGCAACTTCGCCGGGTCCCAGCAGAAGTCAAAGCCCGGCGGGTATTGGTCGTAGTGGACTCCCCAGCCTTTCGCGTGCTCCTCTGCGCAGCGCCGCGCGAGCCGGGTCTCGATCTTCGCCTTGGCCTGGGCCGGCGTGCGGAATGGGTAGTGCTTCATCACGAACTTCTGCGGATAGACGCGCATGCCGGGGAACGTGATCTCGTGGCCGCCGCCGGCGAGTTGCACGCGCCCGACATTCTTCCATAGCTTGCGGTTCGGGATTCGGCTGATGCAGTCGGCCTCGTCGTAATGCTGGAAAAAACTCTCCGGCGTCATACTGCCGACCCAGCCGAGATCGGCCCATGTGCGATCCACGCAGTAGAACTGGAACACGCGGAAGTCGATGGCGTTGAAGCCTGCCATTTCGACGCCGCATACGTGATCCACGAGACGATAATTCGGGTTGGGACTGCGCCGCCACTCATCCGCGTCGCTGTACATGCACCAATCGGCGTCGGAGTCCGCGGCCAGATCCTCGATGCGCTTGAGGATCGCAGTGCAGTTCTGGATTGGGTCGGGGCCGGACTCCGGAAAACTCTCGAAAGTCACGCCCTCGCCCAGTCCGCGATGTAGGACGGAGAAAGCGTGCTCGATCCCGAAACTGCCGTCCTTGCTCCACCCGTCGAGGACATGCACCGCGCAGCCCTGCTCCTGCAGATGGCGCAGCGTGTGCGGGAGGATGTCGGCTTCGTTGAACACGGGCATGTAGACTTGGATCTTCATTCATTAACGACCTTGGCTGGCGATACGAACGCCGCAATAACTTCAAGCATTTTGACTAAATCGTCTTTCCGTGGATACGCCTGATAATGAATCCTGACCACGTCCCCCACGCGCGCCTCAATGATGATGTCGCAACACTGCTCAGGGACGAGACCAGCCTTGTGAAGGGATTCCCAGAGATCTACGCTAGGCACGACTGTCGTTTGCGTCATGACTTCCTCTCCCAGTACCAGAACGGCCCCACGTGCTGCGCGTCGGGCAGTAGGTCGTGCACCGCCTCAATCACGCCGAAGCACGGTGTCACGCCGTCGGCCTCGAATCGCTGCGTGTAATCGTCGCCGCAGAGAATCACCTTCGCCTTGTCCTGATAAAGTTCGATGTCGTGACGACAACCGGCGTAGCTGTGGTCGCCATCGAGATACACCAGATCGGCGAATGGTACCTCACCGATGACGAATCGCGAGTGGCCCTTGATCGGCGTGATCTTGTGCCAGACGCCGCTTCGCATCACGTTGTCCCGGAACAGCGGGAAGAAGTCGCGCGGCAGGTCCCAACGTCGCAGCGTGCCGACCAGATTGTTTTCGCTCTCGTATGTGGCGCCCTCGAACCAGGTGTCGACGCAGTAGACTTGTTGGATAGACTCGAACTGAGCAAACCAAACCGCCGACAGCCCAAGGAAAGAGCCTACTTCAACGACCGACTTTATCTCGCGCTCGCAAATCAGGCGAGTCAGTGTCAGGCGGTTGGCTTGCGCGAACCATCCGGGAATTAGCGGACTGGCGATATTTGGAAATACATTGAAGACCGTATTGATCATTTGCGACTCTTTCCTGGTGCGAAGCCGTGCAATTCCGGCCAGTGGCCGTGCTTCTCCATGAACAGTTCCTCGTGCGCTCTGACGTCGTGCGGATGATCGGGATCGTGGCGGAACGTGGACTTTAGGCCGGTCGACTCCGGCAAGTGGTCGACCAGCACGCCGTCGTACACACCGAGCTTAAGGCCCGCCTGGCGGATGCGCAGCGAGTAGTCGTCGTCTTCGAGTCCGTAGCCGCGGGCACCCGGTCCGCCAGCGTTGACGCTGAATCGCTCATCGAGCAGCCCGACGCGGTCGATGGTTGACCGCGGGATGTAGACGCATGCGAACACGAGCATGACTTTTTCTTCGCGGATCTCGTCGCCGCCGCGGTTAACCAGGTTGATGGTGCCGACTGATCCGTGCGTGAATCCGGGACACATCGCGCCATAGCCGAATAAGTTACAGGCATCGCTGAGAGAGTTGAACCCGAGATACGTCTTCAGTAGTGCATCGTCATTAAGTAGCACGACGTCAGGCCCCGCATCTCGCCCGATAATGTAGTTCCATTTTTCGCGACTACCTGCGAAGTTGATCCCGATATTGACGTTTCGCGCGAAGATGAACGGCTTTGCGCCTTCGATCCGCTGACAGTTGTTTCGGTTTAGCCAGTCACGGCTACTGCCATCCCATTCTATGCCGTCGTCTACGACGATAACCACAGCCGTCTCGCCCATCTCGCGCAGAGTATCGACACACTTAGTCAAGTTGCCGATGTTCTTCGAGCAGATCACGATAGAGTAGGGGTTCACTTCACCGCCTCCATCATCACTTCGCCAGAGACTACAAATTCTGCATTGACCATTAAAGGAGGGAAGGCCTTGATATCGAACCGTATCATGAAGCAACTCATGCGGTACCGGTACGTGGTTCCAGTGTCATCTGCGTTGCGCCAATACAGTACAGCAGACTGCTTCTTGGGAGGACAATCCATAATCGTTGGGAGGTGGTCGAGTGGCTCAAACAGCTTTACCTTTGGGACTTCAATGAGCGATGCTTGAGCCTCGGGAACCGGCAGGCCGCCGATGATCGGCACAACCGCCGCGCCAACTCCGAACAGTTGCAGCAAATCGCGCCGTTTCATTTCACCGCCTCCAGCCGCGCCGCGAACTTCCAAACCTCACAGCTCACGCCACAGTACTGTGGAGCGTGTGCGCATGTGCTAGCCGCCATTTCGGTGTATTTCCGCTCTGTCACTCCGAGCACATTAAACCGCGCCGTGATGCCGTACGCCGCGGCAAAGCGCTTGTGCGCCGGCGATCCGTCAGTGTAGTACTGGAGCGCGTTCGGCGTCCAAGATGACACGTGCTGTGGATCTTGGAAGTGTCCCGCGCCCTTCGCCGCGTCGGGGCACTCCATGGTCAGGGTGCCGCCGGGCTTGAGCACGCGCCACGACTCGTTCATGACGTGGATGCGGCCCGACCAGTGACGCTCGTCGAATCCCCTGGCGCGGCCGGGCAGATACTCTCCGCGACGATCTTCCATGCACTGCCCGCACCACTGATCACCCGAATGCTGACAATCTCCAATGTGCTCGAAGATGTCCGCGGCGTAGATCTCGTCCACGCTGGAGTCGTCCCAGGGCCACGGCAGCGCCAGGTCGGCTTGTTGGAATTTGTACGCGACCACGCTCTTGACAGTACCGAGGCAGCCCTTGCCGTCCGGTCCGCGGCGTGTCGGATCGACCTCGATCTGCGCTACCTTCGTGTCCCCGAACAGCACCGCCTCTTTGCCCAGCGCGATGTCCACGTTCAGCCACTCGCCGCCGCGCAAAGAATCACTACAGCCAAGGTTTAGCCTCATAGACTGACCCTCTTTCCCATCACTCTCGTGCAGAAGACGTCGAATTCGTTCGCGCGGCGCCATACATCGCCGGCCAGCATCACCTCGCGGGGAATCTGCTCCGTGCCGCCTGCGTGCATCTGGCAGACCATGCGCGGAGAGTCGTCGCGCGTGACAGCGGCAGGAGCCCAAGGCGCCTTTGGGATACTCGACACGCCCAGGCACTTCTTCGCGTTCTTCAGCCACCAACGTTGGTCCTCATGCGGCGCGTCGTCGAACGGGCACGCCTCCCAGGATGCTCGCGTGTAGAGCATCGATGCTCCGGCACACCATCGCGGTTCGTGGTTGTGGTATATCCACGATTCTCCGAGGTTCTCGCAGTCGGGGGCGGGCGTTTGCCATTCGCCTTTGACATGCGCGTTGAAATGACGCGTGTCCCAGAAAAGCAACTCGCGGTATCCGACGCACTGCTTGCCCGACGCTTGGAGTAGCGCGACCTGCTCTTCGAGCCGGCGGGAGTGAGACCAATCGTCCGAGTCGAAGTGCGCGATGAGATTGGCGTTAAAATGATCCACCGCGCACCAATTAGCAGCGTTACGCAGCGCGCCGATTGTGGCCCCGTTCATGTCAGGCATCCACACCGTGGTGACGTTATATTCGCCGTAAGGAGTCCTCTTGACTGGCTCTTTGCCAGAGTCCAGGATTAGCAATAACTTGGCAACGTACGTCTGTGCTTTGTAGCTTGCGATAGCGCGGTTCACCATTTCGGCACGACCGTTGACCAGCATCACGCAGCAGACTGTCGGACTCATTTGGAACTCCGGATATTCGTGCGCCTGGCTCATTCGCCGCTCCTGATCTTCCACTCGATATAATCACTCGCCTGATTCCAGCCATTCAC